TCAAAAAGCGCAGGTGGCTAAAAAGAACAACATCGATATTCGTTTTAAGGTCAACGACCTTTCAGGCACAAAAGTCGCTCCCATGGATTTGGTGATTATCATCGGCAACTTGTTGGACAATGCCATTGAGGCGTGCCTCAAGCTGCCTGCAGGCGAAAGGGAAATCTATGCCCAGCTTTTATTGGAGGGGACGCTGTTTCTGTCTTTCCGCAATACATCCCCGCCAGTGGAAATCGTAAACGGTTACATTGCCACGACCAAAAAGCCGCCCGACCTGCATGGGTTTGGGCTTCAAAATGTCAAAACCGCACTGAAAAAGTATGATTCATTCTACGATATGGCCTATGAGGACGGTTATTTTGCCTTTACGATAGAGATGGAAAACGACTTGCCTTCTGCTACCAAAAACTCGTCTTTTGCTACATGAAAGTTGAAATTTGGCAAATTTGGGCGTATTTCTGTGTTATAGCCGAAAGGAAATGATCCTATGCAAAAACTGGCCGCCAACCTGACAGAAAAAATGCTGCGCCGAAAGCTGATCTCGCCGGAGCAGGCAGAGTGGTGCGCTTATCTTGTGGAGTGCAAGCTCGAACAGGTGCTTTGCTTTTCCGTACTGATTGCACTCGGCTGCCTGATCGCACCGCTTTGGGAAGTACTACTGCTGAACTGGGGCGTCGTGTTTTTGCGCCGCAAAGCGAACGGGTTGCACTTGCATACGTTCGCGGGTTGTATGCTTTCCTCGCTGTGCTGTGAACTGACCGCCCTTTGGGCGTGCGAAAAAGTAACACCAGCGGTTGCCGTGCTGCTTTTGGCCATTTCGCTGCTGACGCTCTGCCTTGCCGCGCCGGTCAACGATGTCAACATTCATTTTGACAGTGATGAAATGCAGGCATTGCGCGGCGGGATGCAAAAACGGCTGGCCGTGTATGCAGCCGTTTCCGGCACTGTGTTTTTTGTGTGCCCGCAGGTATTTGGTATCCTTTCCGCATCCGCTTGTATCATTGCCCTGTGCGTGCTTCTGGCACGGATGGGGCTTGGAATCACCGTAATTCAATGACAGGAGGAACATCATGAAAAAACTCGATATTACCGCTCAAAAAATCGTGCAGCACACACTGCAAAGCGCCATGGAAGGCGGTCCTAATTGTCCCTGCATGTGGTTTTACCAGCCCCACCGCCCCGAAAAGCCTCTGCCCAAACCGCAGGACAAAAAGTAAATCTCACGCTGAAGTTCTAAGCCCGTCGCATCTCAAATGCGGCGGGCTTTTTTATGCCTGCTTCTCGAAAAATTCACAAAAAGTTCAAATAATTAGAGAACATTTTCTGCGCTATTAGCCTTTAAGATGATGAGCAAGGGAAAAACGAGCAGAAAAGAGGTGAGAGTGTGTCAAGTGCCGATCGACGCCAAGCCGAAATATTAGAACTGTTGTATATGCATGAAAAATGCAATGTCAACGATTTTGTCGAGCGTTTCGGAGTCAGCAGACGTACCATTACCTCAGATATTGTAGTACTTACTCGCAAGCACAATATCAAGTCGAAGTCCGGTCCTCACGGTGGAATAGAAATAGACAGGGACCTAAAAACCGATGAAGTGCCATACCTAACAGATTTTGAAACTTCATGGTTGAAACGGAAATATGACGAAGCTGAAATCGAAGAAGATCGCATAGCGGCACACTCCATTCTCCGGCGTTTTTCTCTTTAGCGGATATAGTCCGTTCCCCAGCACCTTGACAACCGAATACCCAGCATAACAGGTACGTTACTTTCCCGGCAAGCCCCAGTGGGCGGTCCGGCAAACCGGAATTGCGGCGGGAAAGATCATAATGATACGCCAGCAGCCTCCCGCGTCAGAGGGGGTGACCGAGCCGGAGTTGTAAGCAGTAAGACTCCGGCGGAGTCAGTGAACGGGTGTGCCAACACCCTGCCTGTTGTGTTCCCGGTGTCAGGGGTGCGGGCGGCAAATGTGGCACACTTACTTAACTATCTACTTTTGCCGTTTAGGGCAAATCGTGGGCAGCAGGACCCCAAGCGCCTGCTGCCCATCATTTTGCTTTAAACGGGATGGAAAACAGAGGTGTAAAACCTATGCAAACCTATCCGACAGGCTATGCGGAATCCCACCGCATAGCCGAACAGATTTTCCGGGAGATTTTACCCCGGCACGGTATGGCAGTGCGCGAGGAACAAATCGCGCTTTGCCATGAAGTTTTAGATACCCTATATAATAAAGAAATTTCCCTGTGCGAAGCAGGCGTGGGTACCGGCAAGACGCTGGCCTACCTCGTGGGCTGTATTCTTTGGCAGATGAACCGTCCCGAACGGATGAAACTGCCTATCGTTATCTCCACTTCCAGCGTTGCCTTGCAGGACGCTATCCTTACTGAGTATTTGCCCAATCTGTCCGCTGTCTTGCTGGACGAGGGTATCATCACCGCACCCATCACAGCTGTTGTCCGCAAGGGCAAAGAGCGTTTTGTCTGCGATGCCCGCCTTGCCGAAAGAGCATCGCTGGTGCAGCCAAGCAGAAAACGGCAGACCAACAGCCTGAACATTGCTGCGCACATTTTGGACATGGATCATATTCCGGAGCTTTCCCGGTATGACCGCTGCCGAATCTCTGTGCCGCGGTCCTGCCCGCGAGATTGTTTCATGCGTTTGGATTGCCGCTGCCAGCAATATCTGCGGGATTCCATGAAACCCGACATCCAAATTTGCAATCACAATTATCTTCTTGCCGACGCATCGCATCGGCAAGAAGATAGACCACTGCTCCTGCGCAGCTATCAGGCACTGGTAGTGGACGAGGCGCACAAGCTGCCCGATGCCGCCCGCCAGATGTACACAGAAACCTTATCCCCGCACAACATGGATGAATTGTGCCTTTTATTACAACAGGCGCACTACAAGGATTTTGCCAGACAGCTGCGGACGGCGTTCCTTGCGCTGTCGTTCTCCTGCACGCAGGGGCTTTCCAAGCTGCGAAGAAAAGTGAGCGATCCGTTCGTGCTTACGCCGTTCCGCCGCGCTGCGCTCATCGACTGTATAGCACTGTTGCAAAATGCTGGCGGATTGCCGGATGTGCCGCGATACCTGCTGAACAGGCTGGGAGAAGCCGAAAGTCTCCTGCGCCTTTTTCTCTTAGAGGTGCCGACGCGCATCCTTTACATCGACTACGATGCCGACGGTCAGCCCACATTCTGCGCAGCCAGCAGCCGCGTACCGCAGCTGCTTCGCAGTGCGCTGTGGAACACCCGCGAACCCGCGATTCTGATCTCCGGCACATTGGCTGCAGCCGGAGATTTCAGTCACACGGAACAGCTTTTGGGGCTGACAACCTATCGCCCCTTGCGCCACTTCCGCGCGGATTCTCTGTTTAACTACAAGAAAAAATGTCTGTTATACTTTCCGCCGCGCATAAAAATGCAAATGGACAACCGCCGAATGGCAGAGGAAATCTTCCGATTGGTGGATGCTTGCCATGGTCATGCGCTGGTGCTGTTTACGTCCTACCGCCAGATGGCAGAGGTGAAAGCCCTGACGGATGGGCGCTGGCCGTACCCAACCTTTCAGGCGTGGCGCAACGGCGGCAGGGTGATTCAACAGTTCAAAGAATCCGGCAACGGCGTTCTGTTCGCGGCCTGTTCCTGCTGGGAGGGCATCGACTTTCCCGGAGATATGGTGTCCCTGCTGATTATCCTCAAGCTGCCGTTCCCAATTCCGGACCCGGTCAGTGACTACGAACGGCAGAAATATCCCGCTTTGCAGGAGTACATAGCCGTCGAGATAATCCCCGAAATGCAGAAGAAGCTGCGGCAGGGCTTTGGCCGCGCCATCCGCACCGAGCAGGACTCCTGCGTGGTGGCATTGTTGGACGAACGCGCCGCACCCGGTGAAAAATACCATAACGCGGCGCTGGCTGCATTACCGGCCTGCCCGACAACAAGCAAAATCGAAGATGTACAACAGTTTATCCGGGGGCAAAAGCACCCGGACTATTTTTTGTGAAAAGGGGCTTTAAGATGAACTACAGACAGGACCACCCGGCATGGATTTATGTGCGGTGTGCATCGGTCAACGCAGCAACGGCCTTTGATCGGTTGTATGACCTGATAGACGAGGCGGCCGGTCACGGCTTTCTTGTGCGCGGCACTTCTTTTGACCATTGCAGCGGCAACACGCTGAAGGACCGCAACGGTCTGCGGGCCATGCTGGACGCGGTGGAGAACAATCTTGTCGAAGCTGTCATTGTCCGCGATTTGGAACAAATCAGCCGCAACAACTACTTGCTGGTGGGCGTTATTGAAATCTTCCGCAGGCGCGATGTCTACCTGATTACCACCGAATGTGATTTGAACGCAGAACTCATCAACTGCGGGCTGGAACGCTTTGTCGGTGACCGCTTTACGCGGGCATCCTTTGGCAAGCCGTGATTTGATGTCCGTCTCCCGCTTATGGATCAATTCTGAGGTGCAGCCATGACAGAATACAAAGTCTGGGCCCATGCCCGCAGTGCGGCGCCGAACCTGCCGGCGCTGGAAGAACAGCTTGCCGATGTCATGCGCGAAGCCAACCGGCGCGGCTACATCATTGTGAATTCCTGCATGGAGCAGAAATACGGCACCGAATTTTGGCGTCCGGCCTTGTTCGCCATGCTTACTGCTGTGCAGCAGGGGCGTGTCAACGCCATCATGGTGCAGAGCCTTGACCGGTTGAGCCACGACATTACAACCTTGTACCGCATCCTGCGCTTTCTGCAAAATTACGGTGCAGTGCTGATTACGACCGAAACCAATCTACGATATGAACTCTTTCTGACGGGGCTGGAGAACAGACTATTGAGTCGCCCTAAGAAAAGAAAGCCTGTATGGGTATGTGAGGAATGCGAAGATGGAAATTCTTGAAACAAAAAGGGGAAAGAGCGGCGTACAGAGCATCGTTGTTCGCTGCGGCGAGTACACCGCCGAACTGACCTTTTGCGAAAACTGTGAAACGGACGTTATGATTCCTATTAAAGAGCTGATTATGTCTGCATACGATCTGCGCAAGCAACGGGAAGAACAGGATAATTGGTAGAAATGTGGCCGGTTTTGGCGACGGTTCTTCTCCGTTTTGGTGAATAGCTTTCCTTATTATAATAGAGTATTGTTTGTGTTGCGAAAATGCACCAACCATTTCCGCAACATGAACAGCGAGGTGAAACTTATGATATGCGTAGACCAGAATGGACAAGCTGTTGAAATCTCGGTGGCTGACCAGATGTGGCTGGATGATGCCTACTTTAAGGAAAAGCAGATGCGCTTAGAGCCAAATGCCCCGCGCGCTGCACTGGCCTACCGGGTATCCACAAAAGGACAGGTAGACCATGACGATATCCCGATGCAGAAAATTGACTGCCGCAAGTTTGCACAAAAGCAAGGGTGGCGGGTGGTAAAAGAGGTGGCCGAAAAGGGCGTCTCCGGTTCAAAAGTATCCGCATCAAAACGCGATGCCATCCAACAATTGAAAGAAGAAGCCGCCAACGGCGAATTTGACATTCTGCTGGTCTATATGTTTGACCGTCTCGGACGAATCGAAAGCGAAACTCCCTTTGTGCTGGAATGGTTCGTCCAGCATGGAATTCAAATGTGGAGTACCCACGAAGGCCAGCAGAAAATCGAGACACACGGCGATAAGCTGATGAACTACATCCGCTTTTGGCAGGCAGCAGGGGAGTCGGAAAAAACGTCTATCCGAACCCGCGACAGAATCCGACAAATTGTGTCCAGCGGTCACTACACAGGTGGCTTCGTATGCTATGGTTATCAACTGGTGGACCAAGGCAGACGAAACAAGCGTGATAAGCCTGTTATGGATCTGGTCATCAATGAGGAAGAATCTACATGGGTTCGGGAACTCTTTTATAAGGTTATCCAAGAAGGCGCCAGCGGATATGCTCTGGCTGAAATGTTAAATAATCGAGGATTGCGTACCCGTGCCGGAGCAAAGTTCCAGTCGAGCAACATAATCCGAATTATCCGCCACGAGGGGTATACAGGCTACATAATTACGAAAAATGCTCGTTCTGAGTATATTCCAGAATTGCAGATCATCGACAGGGAAACATTCGATAAGGCAAATGACATAATAAACCGCAGAAAAGCCAAATCGGAGCAAGAACGAAAAATCGCCCATACCAGTCAGAATCCAACGCTGCTGGCGGGCATCGTGTACTGCGCTCACTGTGGCGCGAAGATGTCGGGATTTATGCACACAGACCGCTATAAGCTGGCGGACGGCAGCATCCGCGAAAAAGTCCAGCCCAAGTATAACTGCTTTCAGCGCGGTCAGCGGAACAAAGGCGGAAGAGACTGCGATGGACAGGCATTATATCTTGCGGAGAAGGTAGATGCTATCGTTCTGCAGGCAGTATCAAAGATATTTGAGCAGATTAGAGATACACCGTACTCAAGGATGGCAGAAAACCGAATAAGGCAGGAATCAAATCTACAAAAATCTAAACGCGCTTCAGTAGAAAAGAAAATTAAAACTGCACAGCATGCTTTGGAACGCTTTGAAGGTGAGATTCTGAAATGCCTTGATGGTACAAGCAATTTTACCGAAGATATGATTGCCAAGCAAATCCGGCGATACCAACAAGAACTGGATGATGCGAAAGCAGAGTATGCTGCACTTCAAAATGCACGGCTGAACGAAGCTGCAGAGATTCGAAAACTGCGTACCTACTATGATGAATTT